GCCCGCTCAGACCGGCGTGATTTTCGATGAGGCAAGTGGGTGGCAAGCGACTGCGCCTTACCCGGCTGCCGACGTTCAGACGTTCGACGTTCCCGGTGGAACGTGGACCAAGCCCGCAGGCAAACGGGCCGGGCTGACCCTTATCCGGCTTTGGGGCGGCGGTGGCGGTGGTGGCGGCGGTGCCTCGCTCGCGACAGCCGTTGTCGCCAAGGGTGGATCGGGCGGCGGCGGGGGGTTGTGCGCCAGTCAGATTTTCCCGACCAATTCTCTGCCCGAAAAATTGACTGTCGTGATCGGATTGGGCGGGCTTGGCGGTGGTGGTGGCGGTGGTGGCGCGGCGGGCTTGGCTCCACTTTCGGGATCTCCGTCGTACGTTCGGGCCACGACTTATACGCTACTTTTCGCCTATGGCGGGGCTGCGGGGACTGGCGGTCAAACCAGTGCCAACACCACCAACGGCGGCACCGGGGCGGGCACTCATGGCGTCAGCGCTGGGTCAGTAAGCACTGCGGCAGCATCGGGACAGCAAACAAACGGCAGCAACTCGACTCCATTCGGCCCCACTTGGGAAGGTGGCGCGGGCGGCGGCGGGTCCAGCAACAGCGCAACCGTGCCTCTCGTAACTGCGGGGGGCACTGCCCGGTGGGGTGGCGCGGGTGGCGGCTCTGGCGGGTGCCACAGCAGCACACCGACCACCATCGATGCATCGGCAGGCGGCGGCACCGGCAACAGCGTCGGTGCGACTGCTGGCGGGCTGGGTGGTGCAGCGGGCACGTCTGGCTCAGCACCTACTCCGGGCGCGAATGGCGCTGACACTGACGGCATCGTCGGTGGCAAAGGTGGCGGCGGTGGCGGCACAACTGTCACTGCATCTACTGCTGGCGCGGCCGGTGGCAACGGCGGCAAGGGCGGTGGTGGTGGCGGGGGCGGCGGGGTCGGGATGAATCCGGGCATTGGCGGCAAGGGGGGCAATGGCGGCAACGGGTACGGAGTGATCATTTCATGGTGATCAGGAGATTCGCGCTTGTCCGCGCACCGGGCGGCGAGATTGTCAACGTCTGTGTGTGGGACGGCGTGACGCCGTGGGGCAGCACGCTGCCAAGCATCAGCGCGGTCGAGTGCCCGGAAGAAGTCGGTCCGGGATGGATGTACGACGGCAGTGCATGGAGTCCGCCGCCTGCTGACCCATCGCCCGCCGAGCCGCCGCCCGAGGAATAACGATGGCGCGTGCCGGAACTTGGAGTCCGCACCTCGCGCCTCTTGCGTGGGTCGATCAGCACGTTATCCCCGAAGGCTGGTTTGATGAGTCGCTCATCAACGCGCCGTCGACGCCTTCCGGCAACTTAACACTTTCGGCGGACTCAGGGACTTATTCCCTTAGCGGCTCCCCCGTTACTTTTGTAAGAAGTGGCGCATCACTTTCGGCGGACTCCGGGGCGTACACCCTCACGGGCAGCGATGCTTCCTTCTTTAAGGCGCGGAGTTTAACGGCTGATCCGGGGGCTTATAGCCTAGTTGGTAGTGATGCTTCTCTCGCAACTGCACGGATACTTTCGGCTGACCCTGGTTCGTATTCTGTCTCAGGTAATGCGGCTTCCTTACTACGGGGCTATCCGTTTTCTGCTGATAGTGGTTCTTACGCGCTCACGGGGCAAGATGCGACCCTGATACGCACTAGCGCAATTTCTGCTGATCCCGGCAGTTATGTTATTGACGGTCAGGCAGCGGCGTTCATCCGTACATACAATCTGCTGGCTGCGGCGGGGGCGTTTAATGTTACCGGGGCGGATGCTTCGTTCTTTGTATCCCGCTCTTTATCAACGAATGCCGGGGCGTATTCCCTTAACGGGGTATCCGCAAACCTCTTCAAAACGTCTCTCTACCCTGATCCCGGCGATGTTCGGGAAGGTGTGGTATATGGCCCCGGTGGCATATATACTGGTACACTTAAGGTAGGCGGCAAGATACTTTTTATCTTTGACGATTAATATCATGGCAAAAAACCCCTCCCTTGCAGTCGGTCGCGGCGAAAAACTACCTGTCTCTAAAGGAGCGGGCCTCACCGCCAAAGGTCGCGCCAAATACAACGCAGCTACCGGAAGTAACCTTAAAGCCCCCCAGCCGCAAGGCGGAAAGCGTAAGGACTCATTTTGCGCAAGAATGTCGGGGATGCCGGGGCCAATGAAAGATGAGAAGGGCAGGCCGACTCGCAAGGCCGCTTCGCTAGCCAGATGGAAATGTTGAAATGAGTACCGATCCTTTCTTCACCTACCTGTGGAACGGCGTTTTAACTATTGGGTCACTGCTTCTTGGTACATACCTGAAGACCAATAGCGACTCAATCAAAGAGCAGCGTGAACTGCTTGCCAGAACCCGCGAAGAGATCCGTGAGAAGTACGTCCACAAAGATGAGATGAGTTCAGTAATCGAGCAGATCAATAAACGGTTTGACAAGCTTGAAGAAAAGCTTGATACAATCATCCGAACAAAGCATTAATATGCCGTCATCCTCGCTCAAGCAACACAACCTTATGGCGATGGTAGCGAACGATCCAGCAGCCGCCAAGAAGGCCGGCATTCCCCAGGCGGTTGGCAAAGAGTTTGTGAAGGCAGGCAAAGGCAAATCATTTGGCGGCCAGTCTCGCGCCGATCTTCAGAAAATCAACAGGCCGAAAACCGAACATGGCAAGTCGGCATTCTTTAACAAAGGCGGAGTCATGAAAGAGTCGCAAGCAATGGTTAAAAAGGAAGTTGGCTTCATGAAGGCGAAGGGCGCCCCGAAGTCGATGATCAAGCATGAGCAAGCCGAGGTCAAAAAGATGGCATCAGGCGGCTTCGTGCGCAAGGCTGACGGCATTGCCTCCAGAGGGAAAACCAAGGCCAAGCAAATTACGATGAAGAGCGGCGGCAAGTGCTAACTAGGAGCCATCGTGCCCAAAAACTATCGGTCACCAACGGTTGAAGAGACTCGCAAGCTTGAGGCGTCACGCAAGTTGATGGCCGATAGCATTGACGGCGAGAAGAGCTTGATGTCCAAGATGATGCCGACAACGGCAAAGTCAGCCAGAGATGACATGGCCCAGGCTAAGCGGATGCGCGAATCTGTGCCAGCGTCAGCCAGAGAGGGCGAGGCTTACAACAACGCCGGCTATAAGAAAGGCGGCAAGGTTGTCAAGATGGCTAATGGCGGATCGGCCCGCGGTTACGGCATCTCCAAGGTTACCAACAAGACGAAGTACTGCTAGATGAAGAAGCCTGGGCTATATGCCGCGATTCACGCCAAGCGCAAAAGGATCGCAGAAGGATCTGGTGAGAAGATGCGTAAGCTAGGGTCAAAGGGCGCTCCATCAAAAAGTGACTTTGTAGAGTCTGCCAAAACGGCCGGCAAGAGATTTGCCCGTGGTGGCGGCATCGAGCTTCGTGGCAAGACTCGCGGCAAGATGCGCTAAGGAGTATACGTGGGCACAATTCTTATAGGCAACGGTAGCTGGCTTGCTGGATCGCCCACCGCTCCTACTATTACCTTCCCGACATCCTTGTCGGCGGGCACTGTGGGTACGGCGTATAGCGTCCAGTTCGTCGCCACCGGCACCTCTCCAATCACTTGGTCGATCACATCTGGGACGCTCCCAACCGGGCTAACATTTAGCTCAGGCGGGCTACTTTCTGGTACGCCGACTGCGACAGCATCGGGGAGCATTACGTTCACGGCTACGAATAGCGTAGGCAGCGCAAGTGAGCCGTTGGTTTTGACAGTAAATTCTGTTGGCTCAGTCGCAAACCCCAATACGGCCCTGCCTCTTGCCGTTCGGACTCTAAATTACCCTAACCCAACTCTAACCTATGGTGCGTATCTTGAACCGTCGGTAGGGGTTAGCTGGTCATCTGGCGGCACGTTCCCATCAGGGATTGGATTCAGTGGCGGTTATATTTATGGCACGCCTACCGCAACGGGGCAGTTCCCGGTATCACTAACAACGACGAGCGGCGCTTCATCAAATACCCGAAACGTGTTGATTACCGTGCAGGACCGGACGGCAGCATCAATTGTCAATACGTCGCTTGCAACCGGGGCAATCAATGCCCCTTACGTTGATGTTTTGACCGCGTTCGGGGACGGACCGATTACTTGGGCTATCTCTGGAACACTTCCAGCAGGAATTACGTTTAACACCACAACCGGCTTTTTGACCGGATTCCCCACCGCGTCGTTTTCCGGCTCGCTTACATTTACAGCGACAACTATTGCCGGTTTGACGGACAGCAAAACATTCACACTGACAATTTCCGGCACCAACACCGGAACAGGATTTACGACTCGCCCGTATCTATTCCAAGCTGATACTGCGCGGCTTGTTGCAATCAGAGACACGGCAACGTCTGGCACGTTCCAAACGCGCAATGTGGATTACAACGGTTACACGGTTCCGGCCCCGTTTTTCTCTGTCATTGCGGGGGACTATGCTAGACCAAGGGCTGCAACGACACTGGTCAACCATGATTATCCACCTGTGTTTGAACAAGCAGAAGCGTGGCATTACGCATTTGCCGGATGGGTTCTAATTCAGCCCGGCACAAACCAAGACGTAGCACTTGGTAATACATATAGAAACCAAGCCAAGACCGAGCTTATTAACTTTCTTGCGGCAAACGGCGACGGGTATTTGTTCGGGTTTGCGCCGCCGGGGTATTCGGGCGTTTATATACAAACAACAGACGGGTCCGCACCTCCGTATTTTCAATCAAACGCCCTCGGTGTTGATCCTTTTTACGTCAGTTTTCACGTTGGCTGTATTCTAGACTTATGTTACGACCTGTTGTCACCGGCAGAAAGAACTCAAGCGGCTAATTTTCTAAAGAACTTCTTTGATTCAGTTCAAAGATACGCGGCAAATTCTTGGCCGGGTCCGAACGATACTGTATTTTTTACATTTAGCAATTTTTGGACAAGCCAATATAAAGCACAGTCGATCATTCCAATCGTAACAAAAAACATACTTACGAATGTGGAAAATTCAGCGTTGCTTACACTGCTTTTAGAAAGACAAGCGCAGTATCAAGAACAGTCTCGCCTGCCAAAACATCAGGGCGTTCGGGCGGCAGAGTCATGCTGGTACAGTCCAGCATCAATTAGCCATTTCGAGGGAAACCTGTTTCTCGATAATGTATATGGCTCAAACTTCAATACACAAAAGCAATTTACGTTTGATGATGTAATTAAGTTTTATATGTTGAGTGTGAATCCCGCGATTAGTAGACATATGCAAATGGGGGATCAGCCGACTTTTTACACATCCAAGGCTACGCCAATTGGGGCAACTGACTGGCGTATTCTGATGATCGCCGCGTACTTCGCGGAAACACCCGCGCTTGGCAGGCAGGCTCGGAAATTTGTGGTTGACACTTTTGCGTCAAAGCCAGCGGCAGATCCAATGGGTATTCCATATTCCCAAAACGGGAAGCCCCAATGGATTGACTATGATGGGTCGGCTTTCATAACTTTTTATTACCGGGATGCATCGTTTTCTGTCGATCCTATAAGTAATTTCACAACCAAGTATCACGAGAACCCACTGCCGGGTTCAGGGCAAACACTTATTCGTTCGACAGGAACTTACGCAATTGGCGCTTCGGGGCGCAGCGTTGTTGTAGAAAATAAATGGTGGCCTGTTGTTAAGTCTCAGTCATCAATGGTTCACAATGTAGCGAACGCCGGTAGTTTCTTGTGGTATCAGAATGACGACGAAATTGTACTGGACCCAAATAGCTACAGTTATTCTGGCTTCCTTGGAAAACTTTCGCAGGGCTTGCCTTATCCCGATTGGTTTAATCTAGTTACTCTTGAGTCTGAGAGTGGTTATCTGGATATCGGTGAGCCGCCTTGGAGTGCGCCGCCGACATCAGGTGTCCCGGTAAAAAGTATTTTAGGTGGTGGAAACAACCCAAGATATATCGCACGAGTAAACGCGAGTGGCGCGGGCGTTCCGTACTACTTTCAATCACTGGACTTGACTGGGTATTTCCTTAACCCCACAAAATACATTCGCCAGTTTGTCTGGCTGGATGATTTGCAGGTTCTTGTTTTGCACGATCAGGTAAATACAGGTCTTGCGGATACTAAAACGTGGCGGCTGCACGTTTATGGGGCACCAACAATTGCCGGATCGACTGTCACAACGTCCACCAGAAACGGCGCTGCTGTAGTTATTCGGGATTTGACTAGTAACGGATCTTTTGCGTCTCTAAACCTTTATAGGTATTACGATCCTAATACCGAGGGTCAGTTGCCAACACGCTATAATGCGCTGGCTAATTTAGGGCCGGATATGTTACAGGCAAGTAATCCAATCGGCACGCGGCTGTTTGAAACCCGGCATCCTATTTATCGAATCACGCAGCCATTTAGCGGAAACAGTTTGTATTCATGTAAAGTCATTTCCGTCAACGGTCGCTGTACCGCTGCAAGTCAGGCTGCTATCACTGGCGGTATCAGGGTCACGATGACAATCAATGGCGCAACTCGTACTGTCGATGTGTTTGACAACGGCTCTAACCCGGTGGTGGCGTAATGGCGGCGTTTACTTTCAATCAAGCAAACGGTACAGACCTTGAAGACATCAGCCCGCTATGGGCTGGGGATGTGCCTGATTTGCTTGAAGTTCAGTCTTCAAAATTACAGCAATTAGGCGGCAATGCTTTTTCAAGTAGAGCGGCGTATTTAAACGAAGCTGGCTCAACCTACGCGATAGCAAGATTTAGCGCGGGTTTGAGTAATGAGTACAATATAATTATTCATTCGTCTGATGGCACCATTAGCAACGGATACTACTGCAAATTATCAACAACCTCCGGGATAGTTTATAGGAACGGGGGATTTGAAACATCGTTTACTATTCCCGGCGGTGTAAATGTTAATAGTTCAAATGTAGAAGTCAGACTAGAAAGAGTTGGTGGAACTATTAGTATTTATGCGGGACCGGTTGGCAGTACGTCACTCGGCGCAACATTTTCAGACGGGTCCCCAATCAGCGGTGGATTTTCTGGGTTTTCTTTTTCGGGTGGTGGCACGACCGATCCGGGTGTTATCAGTTTTGATAATGGTGTTGCTGCCACAACCATCTACGAATTTCAATCATTTTCTCGCGGCATTGGCCGTGGTATAGCACGAGGGATTGCATAATGACTCCGATCTGGGCACCTTTTGGTACGGCTTACAGCTTCCGCGCCCCCGTGGTTAAAACGGGGTCGACCAATTTTGTTGCGACGGGTGATTGGACCCCCACCACGGGCGATGTGAAAATCATCAAGGATGGTGGTGCAGCAGCAAACATCACGGGTCTGCCGACGTTTATTTCTGGTCAGAACACGATGAGCTTTTCTCTGTCGGCGTCTGAGATGGAAGCAGATGAGATCATTATTCAGGTAATCGCTAGAGCTTCCGTGACCGATCAGATGTTCAGGATCATCACACTTCCGCAAGGGGCTGTCAGAAGCCGTCGGGCGCAGGCTGGTGGTGCTTCAACGGTTACTCTGGACACGGGCGCATCCACAAGCGATGCCTTATACAACGGCAATATCGCAGCGATCATTGCTGGTACAGGCGCAGGACAGAACCGGGTTATTACTGGATACGTCGGATCAACGCGAGTAGCGACGGTCGATACTCCTTGGGTTACTAATCCAGACGCGACATCGGTTGTTGCGCTATATCCGCAAGGTATTATTGGGCTGTCCTCGGCACAGGTTGAAGCCGCGATCATGGATACGACCAACGGTGTTGAAACCGGCCTTACCTTCCGTCAATCACTGCGCCTTGCCTCGGCTGTTTTGTTTGGTCGCCGTTCGGGTACTGGGTCTGGTACCGAGGTGTTTAACGCTGCTGTTACTAACGCCAAAGCCCGCGTGACTGGTACAATCGATGTCAACGGCAATCGCACCAACGTGACCACCGACGGCACCTGATTATGACCACGACGGGCACATCTTCGTTTGATCTACAGATCACAGATTTATTTGAAGAAGCCTATGAGCGGGCCGGCTCTGAGATGCGAAGCGGTTACGATTTTCGTACCGCTCGCCGCAGCTTCAATCTGCTGACGACGGAGTGGGCAAATCGGGGGGTCAATCTTTGGACGGTCGAGAGCGGGTCCATTGCGCTTGTAGCGGGGACTGCTACATATAACTTGCCAATTGATACGATTGACTTGATCGAGCATGTGATCCGGCAGAACCCTGGGAGTTCATCGACCCAGACCGATATCAATATCAACCGGATCTCGGTATCGACGTACTCAACGATCCCAAACAAGCTCTCGACGGGCAGGCCGATCCAGGTCTACATCAACCGGCAGTCTGGCGCCCAAACGCCTACGGGCATCCAGTACCCAACGATTACCGTCTGGCCCGTGCCGTCTGACAACTCCTACACGTTTGTGTACTGGAGGCTTCGCAGGATTCAAGATGCTGGTAATGGTGATGGCACCGCGGATATTCCGTATCGCTTCCTGCCTGCGCTAACCGCTGGATTGGCGTATCAGATCGCCATGAAAAGACCGGAGGCTGCGGCTCGCATCCCAATGCTTCAAGCAGAGTATGAAAGGCAATGGGATTTGGCCTCATCTGAGGACCGCGAGAAAGCTCCGCTGCGCATGGTGCCAAGAATAATGCGGTGAGCCATGCCATCTGATCTTGTTCTTGCTTGGGCTTCGGGGTTTTTCGACGGGGAAGGTTGCGTCGTTGTTGAACTATCTAAAAGCCCAGCATCAGCCGCAGGATATAGAACATCGCTCCATGCTACTGTCACACAAACTAGCATTCCTTGCTTAGAAATATTTGTTAAGCATTTTGGTGGGGCAATTAAAACATATCAGTTTACTTCCCAAAATAGTACCCGATGGGCTGTTCAATATACATGGGCTGTTAGAAACGAAAAAGCCCTAGAATTTATAAGAGCTATTCGTCCTTTCAGTGTTGTTAAAGCTTCGCAAATCGATGAGGCGCTTAAATACCCTTTCCTCTCTGAAGACGGCAAAAAATACGGTAATAGGGGAAATCCATTGCCAAAGCATATTTGGGAAGAACGGTTACGAATCAGGTTAGCATTACAAGACCTCCGAGCAGCCTCTAAAACAAAAGCAGCCGACAGATATGCCGAATAAGTTCAGTTCCGGCAAATATGCCATAGCACAATGCGACCGTTGTAGTTTTCGGTTTAAATTATCCAAGCTTAGAACGCTTGTAATTAAGACAAAGAATGTTAATATTCGCGTATGTCCAGAATGTTTTGAGGCCGATCATCCGCAGCTAAAGATTGGGATGTACCCAATCAGCGACCCCCAGGCTATACGAAACCCAAGGGCTGATACTAGCTATGCTGAAAGTCGCAGCTACACTGAGCCTCTGTATGTCGGGGCAGGCATATCATTCTCAGTGGGCGTTTTGACGGATGTAATTACATCCGGTGGGGCAACGGGTTATTTTGCTGGTGGCATGTTCTCTAGCGGGATGTTTACGGGTGGTTTCTTTGGGGCTAGTTCTTCTTATACACCGCCGACCCCGCCAGTAAGTGTTGGTTATTTCTCCGGTGGTATGTTCAGTGGCGGTATGTTCGACGGCCAATATTTTTAAGGTGATTTAAATGCATACGAAAGACGCACTCAAAGGCGCACTCAAGGCCCACATGGCTAAAGGCATGAAGTCGGCTCACCCGGACAAGGGCGTCAAGAAGATGAAAGCCGGTGGTCCGACCTCTATGGACCGCATGAAGATGGGCAAGAATATGGCCCGCGTTGCAAACCAGAAAGGCTCGAAATGAAAGCAAGCCAAAAAGGCCCGGACGTTAATAGCGCCGGTTACCCCCAGACGGACATTGGTAAGGCCGGCACTTGGATCAAAGGCAAGTACGCCCCCGACGTCGGCCAGAAGGAATACGGCGCAGTTCGTGGGGCGGGTGCCGCGGTGAAAGGCAAGAAGTTCTTGAAGAGCGTGGCGCTTAGCAAATGAACTATGCTTCGCTTGTAGCAGAGATTTCGTCCTATACTGAAAACGTATTCAGTACGGCCGATGTCAATACTTTTATTACCCAGGCTGAGCAACGGGTTCTTAACTACGTTCAATTGCCTGCGTCAAGAAAAGTAGCGACTCTGACCACAAGCAGTGGCGTAGCAACGATTCCGCTGCCATCAGACTACTTGGCTACGTTCTCGGTATCGCTTCAGCTTCCGTCTGGGGCAGTTGCTTACTTGCTGAACAAAGACCCAAACTTTCTTCGCGAAGCGTTTCCCTCGACATCTACTGCTCAACCGACTCATTACGCCCTGACCGGGCCGTTTGAGTTTACCTTAGCGCCTATTCCGAACGCCGCCTATACGGTTAGTCTAGCTTACTTCTCTTATCCGGCATCGATCACTACAGCGAACACGAGCTGGCTTGGAGATAACTTTAGTTCAGTGCTTTTGTATGGATCTTTGGTCGAGGCCTACATCTTTATGAAAGGCGACCAAGACATCATGGCTATGTACGACGCCAAGTTCAAAGAAGCTTTGGATCTACTGAAGAATCTTGCGGATGCAAAGAATCGTCAGGACACCTTCCGTGATGGTCAAGTTCGTTACCCGGTGAAATGATGGCCGCACAAATTCAATGTGATTCTTTTAGTCTTGAGCTTTACCGGGCTATTCATAACTTTACGACCGGCACTGGCGACGTTTTTAAACTGGCCTTGTATACTTCGGCCGCGTCACTGTCAGCAAGCACGACTGCATATTCTCCAGCGAATGAATCGTCTGGTTTTAATTACACGGCTGGCGGTGTGGCGCTGACTAATGTGACCCCGGCCCTAGTCACGGACCCGGCAACAAACGAGAAGGTGGTAGTTGTTACGTTCGCCAACCCCACGTTTAACTCAATGACCACGACCTACCGTCAGGCACTCATCTACAATTCATCCAAAGCCAACCGTGCGGTGGCTGTATTTATCTTCGACTCTGATCGCGTACTAAGCGGTAGTAATGTCACTTTCCAGATGCCGCCGGCCACTGCTAGCAGCGCACTCCTGCGGGGGATCTAATGCCTTCATCATATTCGCCCCTACTGGGTCTAGAACTTATCAATACTGGGGAGCAGGCCGGTAACTGGGGCAACAGCACAAACAACAACCTGGGTACTTTGCTAGAGCAAGCGATTGCGGGTAGGTCGGTCATCACGGCCAGCGGCGCCTCGGTCACGCTTGCAACCACCCCCATTGGGACGGCGTTCGCATCCAGGGCGATGATCTTGGATGTTCAGGGATCGCTGTCCGCGAGTTGCAATGTGATTTGCCCGTCCCTGTCCAAGCTCTATGTGGTGCGCAACGCCACGACCGGTGGGCAGAACATCGTCATCAAAACATCTGCGGGCACGGGTGTAACGATTGGAAACGGCTCAACTGTGCTGGTGTTCTGTGACGGCACTAATGTTAATGCTGTTGAGGGGATTGGCAGCGTAAATAACCTGACCATTTCCGGTACGACACAATTCACCGGCACCGCGCAAAGGATTCAAGGCGACTTCAGCAACGCCACGCTGGCGAATCGGACGGCGTTTCAGGACAAGACGACCAATAACGGGACGGTTGTTTACGCGCTGCCCAACGGCACGGCGACGACTTCCGGTTTCGTTGTTTTCAACAACTCAGACCCGACAAACGCCGGGTATCTCGAGATCGCCGCCACCGCAACGTCAACCAGCATCACATCTGCTCGGACTGGTAGCGGCTCTGCTCTGCCGCTGCTGATTTACGTCGGCACTGGCGGGCCAGAGGTGGCGCGGTTTCTGACGGGCGGGCAGTATTGTGTCGGCACCACGACCGCCAACCTTGCCGGGCAGGCGGGCCATGTGGCTATCAGAAACGTCGCGGCGGCGACCTACACAGTATGCACTGACGCGCCGTCCAACTCAGGCACGTTTTATCACCAAAGTTTCGGCGCTGCCGGATCGCTTGCCGGGGCTATTACGGGCACCGCGTCAACGGTTTCCTACGGCACAACATCCGACTACCGGCTGAAGGAAAACATCCAGCCTATGAC